TTGTTCTTCAGCGCGTTGATATCGTTATCAGTCGTGCCGACACGCAGGTTGGTTTCCAGCAGGCGGGTTGCAACGAACTGCAGGGCAGAAGGAATGATGAGCTTCTTAGGCTTTGCAGCAATCAGAAGGCCACGTTCGTCCGTCCAGAGCGAAATCTGGATAACAGCGTTCTCCAGAGAGGTTTCGTTCAGGTCTGCAGCGGTAGCTGGGATGTTAGACAGCGTGCTGCCATACACCAGCGGGTGAGCATTCGAGAACAGAGGCTGACCGTCACCACCTTTGTAGGTAGAGTTGAAGCCGTTGTTCAGAATGTTAGCGCCCTTCACTTCCTTGGTATACGCCATGGCACGAGCAAGTGCCTTGGTGTAGCGGGATGACAGAGAAGCATAAAGATTATCTTCTACTGCTTCTTCGGTGAGAGCGAAGCCCAGTGCGATGGTCTCGTGGGTGTAGCGGGTAGACCATGCTTCCTGTGCATTGTCGTATGCAATAGCGCTGCCTTCAGCCTTAACTGGGGCGGCACCAAAGCCAGACAGTTTCTGTTCTTCTTCAAAAGAACGCTCGGAGCTTTCGATCTCGAAAATCTCCTTGTACTCTTCGCCGTAGCGAGAGTACTCCAGACCAAACAGAGCGTTGAGTCCGGGGATAAGTTCTTTGAGAAGTTGTGCGCGTGTAATAGCTGCCATTGATAGTACTCCTTAGATTCCGGTAGCCTGACGATAGAAATGCAGACCAGCATTGAAGCTGACCAGTACACGCTGGTAGGTACCATCAGACAGAGCCGTAGAACGGTCTACATCAATGATACGCAGTGGCAGGGTGTTGGTCGTGGCAGCAGATGCCAGATTTACAGTCACCAGACTGTTGCCCGTGGTGGTGTTCACGAGGCCGGTTCCAACGTAGTAACCTACGTTTTCGCCTACATTGGCCTGCGTTGCGCCGCCAGAGGTGTACAGAGTACCTGCATTAGATACAGTAGCCATGAAAATGGCATCGGGGTCTTCACAGACGAAAGCCCAGCCATAGCCATAGTTGGTAGCATCAGCAGCTACCGTGGTGCCGGTAGGCCAGTACTGTGAGTCCAGCATGTACTTCATGCCGGTGTTCTGGCTGTACTGACAGCCAAGGAAGATGCCCACAGGTGCAGCAGCAAAAGCAGCCTTAGCGCCTGCAGCCGTATCGACGCGCACGATGGTGCCGTCAGTGGTGTAGGTAACAAAGTCACCATAACCGATGTTCTGGGCATAACCAGAAGCAATCGGAATCTGACGAATTGCACCTGCATAGACCTGTCCACCAATAAGGTTTACAGGAACCAGACCAGTTGGGCCAATACCATTGGGGTAAGCCATAGTTAACTCCTATATTTGATGATACGGCCCGTATTGTTTACTAGCCGTTGCCAAAAGATACTTTAGATGCGCCTTCACGGAAAAGCGGCATCCGAGGGTCGTTCTCGCGCATGAAGTTGTGATCCACTGATTCAGCCTGACGTGCTGTCATGTTGCTGTAGTAACGATCACGCTCATCCATGGTTTCTTTGAGTGCTTTGCACAACACCAGACCACCGACTTCAATAAGGTCGGACGCAGGCGATAATCCAAACGCAGAAAAATCCGCACTGATTTCAGGATGATCAGACGCTTTACATGGTACCCATCCCTCACGGCCAGCTTTAGCCATGTTACCGGGATCAGGTACACCCATCATTGCTACACGAATCCATCTAAAACAATACCCGTCCACAGGATTGGGCACAGGTAGGTCATGCGCAGGTTTCCATGAAGCCTTACGGACTTCGGTTTCCCGCGTGGTATTCTGTCGCATTGAACGGTCTATGTTAGCCATGCTGTCTCTCCTGTTTGCGTTTTTCCGCAATGTACGCTTCGGGGGTTATGCCGAGTTGTTTGATGATCGCAGCTTCAGATCGCGTCACCGTAGCTTTTTTGCTGGCAGTTGTTCTATCAACTGATGCTACAGGTCCCGTCTTCTTTGGCCGTGTGTCGCTAAAGTTTTGAGGGAAGACCTCCCTCATGCGGCGATTGACTTTCTCGTAGTACTCGTCTGACGTAGGGTCTACTCCCGCTCTCACCAGTCTCTCATGGACCCCGTATGCAAACGATGTCATCTCGTCGTCCTTGCCAAACCAAGGGTTCTGGGATGCCCATGTCTGAGCCTTGTAATCTACAGGCCGCTGGGGTTGAGGTGGTTCTACCTGACTATATACAGGATTATTTTCTGGCTGTCTAGTAGGTACTTGATTCGCAGGCTGTTTATACTGCGTATCCAGTCTGCTGCGCTCGATAGCCAGTTGGCTCAGTTCGGATTGCGCTTCGAGAACACCATCGGTGTCGCCTGATTCAAATGCACGGCGGTACTTGTCCTGTGCAATCTGATGCTGATAGTCAAGGCGGCTTTTTGCCTCTTCGGTCAGCTTGTCAGCACCCCAGCTAAGGGTATTCTCCAGCTCCTGCACACGTGAGTAAAAGCTCTTGGCTATCTTGATAGCTTCGGCATGCTCACGGGCGAGCCTTTCTTTCTCACGACGTTCGTCGTTCAGGCGGTGCGTCATCTTGTTGATGCGCTTCTGTACCCGCTTGGAATACTGCCCTACTTCGTCGCCATCATCTTCGTCATCATCGTCGTCCATAGCCTGTCGGCCACGGTCGTCTTCAGGGGTGTCATCAACGATATCAAACTCATAGGCATCGTCATCATCGTGACCTACGCGGATGTTCTCAGTAATCACCTGTCTGCCGACAGGCATTACATTGTCTTCACCCTCAAAATCAATGTCATCTGCTGCCATGATTGCCTCCGTTATACAGCGCGGTTGATGCCGCGTGGGTCTTCGACGACCCCTTCAATCATATCGTCATTGACGATAATGAACTCTTTGCCGTCTACACTGAACCGCGAACCGGAATAGGCGCGGAGCAGCACAAAATCGCCTTCCTTACACCATGGGCCGGTAGGAAACTTGGTCTCATCCTTGTAGCACATATCACCCTGCTTGAGTACCAGACCTACTACAGCGCCTGCCTCTTCTTTACGGGTCGTGACATCTGCCAGCGCAATGCCGCCATCAGTGACCTTATTGATCTCAGGCTTGACCACCAGCATCTTGTAACCTACGGGGGTAGGTAACCGTTCAGCCAGTCTGCTTGCCTGTTCCTGTGTTTTTTCTGCGTCTACCTGTACAGCCGACATTAGTTGTTCTCCTCAAAGTCCAGCAGGTCATTAACCCGATTCAGCGCTGAAGTGAGTCCTGTAAGCACTCCAACGATTTGCCGATACTCGGCATAATCCGCGACGCGGCCTTGAGCCAGCGCATCCCTGCGTGCGTCGATGTTTTCACGAAGTTCTTTCTGCAAGATTTCCAATCCCGTCATTTATGCACCTGTAGTTGGCGTTGCGGCAGGGGCTACCCCACCGAGGTTTTGCTGCGATGTCGCCATGTCCATACCCTTAAACAGAGCATCGACCTTGGCCTCCTCACCCTGAATCAACAGTTTGGCTTCGTTGTTGATCATAGCGATTTCTTTCTGCGTCTTGAGCTTTTCGATCTCAATGAACCGCTTGTCCTGTATCTCCTGCTCTTTCAGGAGCAGTTCTTTCTGCTGCATCTGCACTACCGGGTCCTGCATGGCCTGTGCTGCCTGCGCCTGCGCAGCCTGTGCCTGATTCGCCGCGACGACCTGTGAGGCTGCCTGCGCTGCCAGTTGTGCCAGTTGTGCGTTAACCTCTGGAGGCATCTGTGCTCCCTCGGGCGGGAGCTGTACACCAAGCTGCTGCTGCAGCTGCATTCTGAACCTGAACCCAACGTGCTCCTGCACGTGTGCCATCAGTGCTGCCTTGATATTGTTGGCGTTGGGGTCTTGGCCCATCACTGCGGCTATCTTGGGGTCGTTGAGCATACTCATGTGCACAGCGATGTGCGCCTCGTGGTCCTGTTCCAAAAACGCCTTACAGGGCTTGAGCTGCAGTATCGCCATGTTCTCCGTGATAGGATCAACAGGATTCTGGTTCTCGTCAGGTACCACCACGATCTTGTCTGCGTCCTTGATCCCCATCACCTCCAGCATCTGTCGGTGTAACAACGGCAGGTTGTAGACCTGTGGCGACTGCTGTGCCAGCTGTATCGCTGCCTGATACTGGATGATCCTCTGTGCCATGGTAGTGGCGTTGGGATCAGACACCGGAATGATCTGAACCTTGTCGTAGTCTTCTTTCTTGGCCGTACGTTGTGCGTGATAGTCCGGCTCGTAGTCATAGGCTGGCGCTGTGTAGTCCCTGATGATCTTGGCAACCAGCTTAAACTCCTGTGCCATGGACGCATGCACCCGCGCCTGCACCGCCGACATCACCTTGAGCTCCCGCTCCAAGATAGCCAGCGTGGTTCCCACCGGCGCTTCGCCGTTGACGTTACCGAAGTTGACATCCGATACCGCAGCCAGCTTGCGTCCTTCCTCCACCACATTCTGCAGCAACTGGAACAGCGTCTGTGAGGGCTCTTTGTAAGGCAGCGGCAGGATATTATCCTTGATGGTCGACGAGGGTACGTCAACATCGCGCCATTCACCCGGCATGATCGGGCTTTCATCACCCTTGATGCGCATCCCTCTGGACTTGAGTCCACCGGGCAGGTTAGACAGCGTACCTGCATCCACCAGCTGACGGGTTATCGACGTTGCACTCTTGGCTGCACCACCCAGCAGATGAATCAGACCGTACCCATAGGCACCAAAGCCGGGAATGTAGGTGTACTGCACAAAGTGGTGCTTCTTGGCCTTGAGTGGGTCGTGCTCGTCCCAATTCCTCCTGACTGCAAGAACCTCCTGCGTACCACGGTCGATGGTCACAATATACGGAAGGCCGATACCCGTCTCTTCGCCGGTTTCCTCGTCGATGTCCTCAAACCCCGCAAGGTCAAGGTCAACCATCATCTCCAAGAGCTGATAGCGGTCATCATCCAGCTGCGTGTAACCTTCGGCCTCGTCCTTGCGCTCCTGCAAGTCGTCCACCACCCGTACCGGGTCACCCAAGTCTATTGAGCGGTAGAACCCTGTGTACTGCAGTTTACGAATGTCATTCTTGGTCTTGCGCATGATATGCGTCACACGCGGAGAAGACCGCAGGTCTGCAGCACCATAGGGGATAATCAGGTCTTCTGCAGGCACATACATGGACGTGGGTCTGTCCATCGTCGGATCGTAATACACCTTCTTGAACCCGGCACCGGCAAGCGCCAGTCCCCACAGCATCTTCTCGTGCTCTGGACGAAACTCGGTCATCTTGTCGGTCAGGTGGTGGTTCATATCCTCCACCACACGTGCTGCAGACTGCTGGGTTGCTTGCGTATCATCGCCAATGATCTTGGCTTTGACCGGTCCCTGCGCAGGGAAAGTCTCGGAAATCATCTCCGACTGGAACCGTATCACGGCTTCAGCCAGCAGTGGGTGAAATACACCACACGCACCCGCCCAAGGCTCGCTGCGCTCTTCAATCTTCAGACCCAACAGGTCAAGACCCTGTGTGTACGTACGTTCCCAGTCCCGACGGGACCGCTTGTCGTTATCAAAGTCTTCCAGCAGATCAGACGCCAGTGTTGCCAGCGCAGACTCATCAATGAATTCGGCCAGATTTGAATCGAACGCCGGGGACTGCTCAAGCTCGACTTCAACTTCAATCTCAAGCGGGTCAAGCGGGTCACCCAGTTCAATTTCTATCGGCTCATCCGCATCTTCCATAAGGAACGGACTCTGAGGCATCAGGGCTTTATCTATGTTGGGCAGCGACATGGGTGCTCCTTACAGCAATTCCAGCAGTTTTTCGAGGTAATGGTGGGCCTTCGCCACATCTTCCTTATAATCGCCTTTTTTACCCGCTCTAGCCAGATATTTTATACTGTTGGCGCGTAGGAACCCCTTAAACTCTTCTGGCGACATCCAAGACTGCATGGCATCCCATGGCTCGATTGAGAGCTGTTTGTAGTGGTCGGCACCCACCTGACGGTCGTTAGCGCTAATAATAGGCCGCCCGTCGTGCAGCATATTGCCATTTGTCTTCATCATAGTCCTTGTCCAGTGCAGTGCCTACAAAATTACCCTGACGAAACCTAAGCATCGCCATGCTGGTCGTGTCCACCAAATCGTCGTGGTCACCCGAGGGGAAGCTCGCTACTTCATCAATCAGCTCATCAGCCCAACGCTTATCTGGAGCCCATACAAAACCTGACTGGAATATGTCAGATATGCTGTTGAGTCGTGTGATCTTATCATTTCCTTTGGTGGGTGTATATTCCTGCACAGGTATACCCATACGACGCAGCTCGTATATGAGCGGCGCACCCGACGCCCGCTTCTCGATAATTACCCCATCAGGCTCCCACTGACGGTACGCATCAATGGCCCACTCCTTGAGCTCAGGAAACTCGACACGCTTCTTCACGGCATCCAGCACAATGATATTCGGCACACCCTCGTGGTCAAACACACCCCACACCGTCATGGCGCTGTAGTCCGCACGGTTATGCTTCTCGAACGCGGTGTCCCATGACATGAGCACATAGTCTACAGCAGGGGGTCTGCTGCTCTCCCAGCGTCGCCACCACTCACGCTTCACGATAGCACCCTCTTCCGAGGTTGGGTTCTGCATGTACTGGGCATTCCAGAACCGCACGTCCAGCTCTATCTTGGTTCGTTCGAGCTCTTCAAGTTTCCAATACTCAGGCCACAGGGGTGCCCCAGACGGCATAATGGCAGGTAGCTCGATCACTTCCCACTGATCACCATCAGGGTTACGCTGCATGTTATTGATGAGCCGCCCTGTAAGGTCTCGGGTTGACCAGCGTGTCATGACGATAATAATGGCCCCACCCGGCTGTAGTCGCTGTCGTGGACCTG